GAGGCTCGCGCGCATCCGCTCGATGGTCGCCATCGTCTCGGATTCGATCATCGCGGATGGGCCCACACCTGCCGAAGCGCCGTCAACGGCAGTGCCGGGCGACGCCGGCAGCGTGCCAGCGTTGGCGGGTGATCCTATCAAACCAAACGTCGCCGAGTTGACCGCACCCCAGCCGCCAGCCTGCGCAGCCTTCCATGCGTCTCCAGATTGTTGGTATTCATTGTGTGCTGAGTATGCACCGGAACCAAGAACGGCACCGCCGTAAAGCCACGGCGCTGCACGCATGCCAAGCTTAAGCGCACCTTGCGCTCCGGCCGACAAAGTGGCCAGCAAACCACCGCCAGCCGCTCCAGCGGCGGCACCTTGAGCCGTGACGCCAGCAAGAAAACCAGCAGTCGATCCAGCCGCAGGCGCCACGGCACCAGCGACCTTGGAAACGCCTCCGATCAATCCGAGCGAGCGAGCCAGAGCGACTCCGATGGCGCCCGTAATCAATGCACTTCCGCCAATTGCACCTAAGACACCTGTCGTCGCAACAGGCGCTGGTGCACCAGCCGCTGCATTGGTTAAGCCAGTGATGCTGGTCTTTAAGAAGTCGATCACACCACCGGCCCTTTCGGCGCTGATCATCAACGCTTCGATCGACCCAGACAGCGCGTCGGTCTTGCCAGCTTCGGACCCTTTGCGGCCCTCAACGACGGCGTCGATCGCTGTTCCGTCGGTTGATTTAATCTTGTCGTACAGCGCCATCATTTGCTCGTAGGCCTGGAATGTCGGCGTGTATCTAGCAACGTGTCGGCCTTCAAAAATGGTGGCGATCTGTCCGACGGTCGCACCCTGATCGCGTAGCTTTTTCAGCAGCTCCGGCATCTTCACGCCGCCCTGCCCGGTGATAGTGGCGTTAGAGACGGCCTGTTCGACCTCGCCCATCCGACCTTCCCAGCCTTTACCAAGCATCCCCATCAGCTCTTGGCTGAGGGCCTGCTGGAATTCTGGCGTGCCGGTCGTCCCGTCCTTGTAGGCTGTGTCGAGCATCGACCGGATGGTCGCCTTGTTCTGCTTGCCGCCCTTGCCTGCGAACGGCACGCCGCTCAGCAGCGTGTTAATCTGCCCTGTCGCCTTTTGCGGGTCAGATGGCGCATTGGTCATGAACTCAGATCGGTCAATACCGAGCGCGTTCATCGCGCGAAGACCGGCATCGGTCGGGTTGATGATTTTTGTCATCATCGACTTGAAAGCGGTGCCAAGCTCTGGTGCGCGGAAACCGAAGTTTGAGCCGTGCGCCAGCATGGCAAGGCCAAAGTCGTAGTCGACGCCCATCGACGCCCACTGCGGCGCGTATTGGCGCATCCCTTCGACGATTTCAGCCGGGCCGAGCGCCGATTCCGCGCCAGCGATAGCCGCCTTCCCAGCAAGCCCCTTCATGTAGGCAGCGACGAATCCAGGTTCGTTGGCGTCCTTGCCCATTTTGGCCGCCAGCTCTTCGCGCTGCTTGCCGTAAGCGCGATAGACCGCGCCTAGATATTTGGCGGCGTCGCCGGAGGCGAGCGCGCCGGGTTCTGACAGGTGCAACCCCATCGCCGCACCGAACATCGATTCCGAGTCCGACCCCTTGAAGCCGAGCTTTTCGACCTCTTCGCGGGTCTTCATCGTGATCTGGGGCAGCGTGCCGTACTGCTTGGCCATGACGACGGCCTTGTCGGCAGCCTGGTCCATCTCCTTGCGCCACCCGGCCATGTCGAGACGGCCAGACTTGATGTAGTCGGTGATGCGCGCAAAGCCGTAGCCGAACTTGGCTTCGTTGAACGACTTTGTGCGGTCGATCAGCGAATTGACGATACCGCCGGCAGCCGCGCCGCCAGCGGTGACCGTCGCTCCTGCCCGCTGCACCTTGGTGCCCAGCGTCTGCACGGCGTTTGCGGCGACATGCAATCGCTTGGTACTGGTGCCAACGGCGTCAAGGTTGCCCTTAATGGATCGCAGGGTCGCAGATGCGCCGTCAGTGATGATGGCGCGGCCGCGCAGATCTAGAGCACCCATCAGCGGCTATCCTTGCGAAGGCGAGCGCGCCACTTCATCATGCGAACGGTGCCGTCGACATGACGGGCGATGTCAGCAGGAGAGAGCGCGAGAAAAACGTCTGGGCTCTGGTGATAAACCTCGGCCAGCCAGTAGGCGTAGAGGACGGGGTCGGCGTCACCGTCGGCACTTAGTCCGCCGTCCTCACGAAAAAACGCGCAAGCACGCCAGCGCAAGCGTCAAGATCGAAATACTCCAGCGCATCGACGGTCGATGGCGGCAGCGGCGGGTCGGACAGCAAAGGAATGTATTTCGCAACCACATCCCACTTGATTTCAATTCCGGTGATGATACCAGCCGCGTCGGTTTCCGGACGGATAGGGTTTCCGCACTGGCGGATTTCCTTCGTCACCGGCTTGCGCAGGCGGATGGAGCGGACGGCTTCGCCGTGGGCCTGATAGGCGCGCGAAAAGCGGACGACGTCGGCGTCGGCTTCGTCGAGTGCTACAGCAGTAGACGCGGATTGGGCAGGCGGTGCGGGTGGCGCAGGCGGGGCTGGCGGTGCCGCGTAGGCCTGCGGCGGCGCGGCATAGGTCGGCGCGCCATTCAGTGGGCGTGCACCGAGCGGTGGCACCGTGGGCTGAGCCTGCGGCTGGTACACCGGCACGTCGGCGTGCTGGGCGGGCTGGCCCGTGTACTGCGTCGCATCGATGCGGCGCGACGGCTGGGCAGGCGGTTGAGCGTATGGTGCGGCCATGTCGTTGGTTCCCCAAAGTCGAATGATAAATGAATGAGGCGGACGCGGCCCTCACGCCTGCGTCCGCCGCGCGATCAGGTCAGCTCTTCGCCGGACAGGCCCTCGAACTTGACCGGAAACGAGCCTTCTTCGGTGTCGACTTCAGACTCGTCCGACCACCAGGCGTTGCGCAACACGTGCGTTTTGCCGTTCGCCAGTTCCAGCGTCACGGTGGCGTTGGTAATGTTGGTCAGATCCTCGATCAGGATGCCGTCGACGTATGACACGTCGCCCGACATCATGGGAATGCGCGGCATTTCCTTGTAGCCGTGCACGCCGTCCTGGCCGGAAATACCTTCCCGCTTGTAGGCATGGATGTTGGATTTCCACTTGCCGCGCAACGCATACTGGCGGCCGTCCACCTTGAGGTAGGCGACCCCCGCAATCCGATTTAGTACTGCCATGGTTGGCTCCTATTGCTGCGCATCAACCGATGGCAAGGGCGGTTTCAGGGAGGTCGGCTGGGTACTGCAGGCGGAACTGCGCCAGCACCGCGAACACGTCGAGCTGGTTGACCAGATCGGGCGGGTACAGCACGTCGAGGCGGTCGGGGTTGTTGACGTTGCGCTCGACGATCAGGTTGGCCTTGAACGCGGCGGCGTTCTCGACCAGACCGATGTATTCCAGCTCGCGATAGTGGCAGACGATCTCGGCGCGCGCGGTTTTGGGTGTGCAGATCGCCTGACCTGGCCCATAGCGCGTGCCGTCGTTGCCCAGCTTGTGGCGGGGGAACTTCTGCACGATGCGGAACCGCAGCGAGCGCAGCACGTAGGCGAGCGTGGCCACCGTCTGGATTTTCAGCATCGCGTTGTCGGCCAGACCATGCGTGTTGGTCTGATACATCGAGAACGACGTCTCGATCTGGCAGGTGCCGTCGTCGTTTTCCTTGGCGACCGAGATGCCGTCATAGGCGAGGCTGTTTTTCTCGGCCTTGGTGAACCGCAGCCCAGGCGCTGCTGGCAACATACCGACGAGCGGCAGCGTGTGCAGCGGGCGGGCAGGGTCGGTCATCAGCGAGCGATGGGCCTGAGCGGCAAACATCGCGGCCCGCTCCCACGTCGGGGTGGGCGATCCATTGTAGCCAAAACAGGTGACGTGAGCGCCGTTGCGTGCCGAGCCCAACGTCTGCAGCGTGCCGACGCTGCCGTCGGCTGCCGTGTAGACGTGGCCGTAGATCTGGCGCTGCCAGCTCCAGCGGCCCGTGTCGCCCACGTGGTTCCATTCGGCGTCGACGGCGTTCAGCGTGCCGGTGTCCGTCCAGCCGATGACGACCGTGTCAAACTCATCGTCGCCCAGTGCTGCCAACGCGGCGGACAGGTCTGGCACGCCCACGCCGCCCGACATCGCCCCGATGGCAAGGCTGAGACCGGAGGGCAACTGCTCGCCGCCGAGCGACCCGTAGTAGCTGTGGCGGATGTCGATGCCGTTGCCGTCTATGCCCTTCCAACGCGCCGTCACCGTCACGACGGCAGAGGCAACGGTTGCGACGGCGGGCAAGCCCTCGGCGGCGTTGATGGCAGCGCTGATCGCGGTGGCAACCGTGCCAGCACTATCGCCAACCGTCACGCCAACGGGGACGCGGCGACCCGCGATCAACAGTGCGATGGTGCCCGACGACGTGGCCGGGCCGGTGACCGTGATCGTGCCGGAGGCTTTGGTGCCGGTCGCTGGCTCGTCGATGACGACGCCCCACACCTCGTCAAAGTTGCGATTCTTGAAATAGGCGTCGAACATTGCCCAATACTGAGAGCCTGCCCCGCCCTTGGCGCGGGCAACGTCACGCGATGAAATACGCTCGCGGGTATCGGCGACCTGCGTACCCGCAGCCGTCTTATAGCCGATCACCAGCGCGCGCTGGTAATTCGAGAACGTGCCGGCGCGGCTCGGGTCGATCTCGGCGTGAAACAGCGGCAGCCGCAGGCTGGAGGGAATGTCGTTGAACGAAACTGGCATGGATTAGTCCTCCTGCTCTGGCGCGGCTTCGATGCTCACGTCGCCGGCAGCTTCGAGCCGACGCCACGCCGTGCAGTCGAGTTTCACGGCACCTTCGGGCGGCAGATGCCCCAGCGCCGGGTTGATGGGGTCGCGGACGGTCAGTCCGGCCCTCGGGGTCACGAGGATCCGCATGAGTGCTCCTGGGTGGTCGGGGTGGTCGGGGTGGTTAGGTCGTCGGGACGGGGACGGTTGCGCCGATGCCGTTCCCGGCGTTGATGGTGACGCCAGCAAAACTCGGCAACGTGGACGTGATCGGCGGCCAGGCAGAGCGCCACAGCAGGTCGATCTGGATTTGCACCGCGCCCAGCGTGTGATTGCCATCGGGCGGCTGGTTGTAGGTCTGGTCGACACCCGCAATCCCCTCCAGCACGGGGTCGCCCCAGCGCAGATCGGACAACAGAGCGGCCAGCACCAGCTCGCCATGGGTCGCGAGCTTGGTCTTCAATTCTGGGCCATCGTTGGCTTTGTCGGTGATCTCGACCACCAGCTTAGTGGTATGAATGAACTTCGGGTAACCAGTGCGGCTATCGCCGTCCGGCACGGCGCTGTCCTTGGCAACAAAGATGTCGGCGAACGGCAGCGTCGCATCGTCGGTCGGCATCCCGGCGTTCTTCTCAACGCGACCAGCACAGCAATTGACCGCGATCAGCCGCGCCTGGACGGCAGCGACGAACTGTTCCAGGACCAGCATCAGATGCGCTCGCGAAGTATCAGATCGGCATGGCCGCAGCCGTCGGGCTTCACGTCCCAGACCGTGAACGTCTCCGCGCCGATCACGACGCGGTCGTTCTTGCGCGGGGGAAGCGCAAACTGAGACAGCCGCACTTCGAGCACCGGCGCGGTGGTCGAGTGCCCGGCCGCCGACAGCTCGGACGCGGCGATCTCGGTCAGGATGATTTCGTGGGCGCGGTCGAAGATACCGACGACGGCAAACGCAGGCGTGTTGGGCTGCGACGCCAGCGGCAGATATGACACCGTATCGCCCCAAACGCTCATCACGGCGGGGTTGAGGATCTTGTCGAGGTCGACCATCGCCATCAGACGGCGTCCGGCATGACGACGGCGTGTGCCGTCAGCGCTTCGATCAGCTTCGGCTTGGTGATTTTGGCTGGGTAAACAAGGCCAACGCTTTCGGCGACCTGCTTCAATTCGGTCAGCGTCAGGTCGTCGAGCACAATCGGAGCGGGCTCGTCGGCGGGCTGCTGCGCCTGCTTGATGAT